AACGCCGAAAGGGTTCTAAATAATCTTGCTTAATATAAGGAGAAAAGATATGACTAGATTAACAACACTAAATCTTCCAGATTTTTATAAAACTACAATAGGATTTGATAGTATGTTTGATGAGATGCAAAATGCATTCGCAACAAACACAGGCGGTTACCCACCTTACAATATCGTAAAGGAAAGTGACACTAGCTATTCAATTAGCCTAGCAGTAGCAGGTTTTGATAAAGACGAAATAAAAATCGAACAAGACGGTAATACACTTTCAATTAATGCTGAAAAGAAACCAATCGAGGAAGAGATTGAATATCTACACAAAGGCATTGGAACTAGAAACTTTACAAAAGAATTTAGTTTAGCTGATTATGTAGAAGTAACATCGTCAAAACTAGATAACGGTATCTTAGTAGTTACATTGGAACAAAATATTCCAGACGAAAAGAAACCACGAACTATTAAAATTGACTAATATAAGGTAAAAAAATGACTCAAGCATCAACAAGTAGCGTAGCAGAAATAACTAAATTAAAATTACCATCAAGATACAATGTTGTATTGTTAAACGATGACTCTACGCCACAGGAGTTTGTAGTAAATGTTTTGCAGACAATTTTTAATAGGTCGACAGAGCAAGCAAACTCTGTGATGCTTGAAGTTCACGAAAAGGGCCGAGGCATTGCAGGCACATACAGTTACGAAGTAGCTGAACAAAAATGTGTGGAAACTATTACTGACGCACGAAGAAACCAATTTCCATTAGACGTTACAATAGAAAAAGCAGAATAAACAATTAAATGAAAATAGCAATCACGCAACGTGTGATTGAATTTCGAAACGGACCATACGATAGCATTGATCATGGATTTTATGAAATGTTTTCAGGTCATACATTGTTACCAATACCAAACCATTTAGAGCATTATAGAACAGATACAATAGTTAATAGTGACTTGGTGGTGTTTACAGGCGGCAATAGTATGATACCGGGAAACTGGCAATACAATGAAAATCGTTTACGAGTTGAAAAACACACGTTAGATTTAGCAAAATTATACAACAAACCAATATTAGGAATCAGCAGAGGCTGTCAGTTTCTGACGGTTGCTCATGGTGGATCTTTAGAAGAAAACGGTAGACATCACATCAATCATAGTGTAAACTATAAGGGTAGTAATGTAGAAGTATGCAGTAGGCATGAAGAAATATTAAAAACTATACCCACGGGTGCAACAGTATTAGCAACAGATGAGTATGGATTTTGTGAAAGTTGGAAATTAGACAATATGATAACAGTGTTATGGCACCCAGAACGGATGAAAACACATTGGCTTCCATATGAAGCATACGGAATATTAGGATTATAATATGAAAATAGGATTTACTTGCAGTACATTTGATTTATTACATGCAGGACATGTACAAATGTTACGAGAAGCAAAAGAACAATGCGATTATTTGATTTGTGGATTACAAATGGATCCAAGTGTTGATAGGGATTCTAAGAATCCGCCAATACAGTCAATTGTAGAGCGTTACACACAACTTAATGCAGTACAGTATGTTGATGAAATTATTCCATATGCATTAGAAAAAGATTTAGAAGATATACTAGAAATGTATCATATTGATGTACGTATACTAGGTGAAGAATACAGAGAAAAAGATTTTACAGGAAAAGACATTTGTAAAAGACGAGACATTGATCTACACTTTAATAAAAGAGATCACAGATTCAGTACAACAGATTTAAGACATAGGGTATGTAAAAATGAGAATTGATCAAGACATAAAATTGGACTACAGTGATGTATTAATTAGACCAAAGCGTAGTACATTAAGTTCACGCAAACAAGTAAGACTTGAACGCAAGTTTAAATTTAGAAACAGCAGACACGAATACGAAGGTATTCCTATTATGGCTGCCAACATGGATGGTGTCGGAACATTTGAAATGGCAGATGAACTTGCACAACAAAATATATTTACATGTTTAGTAAAAACATATTCAGTAGAACAACTTGTAGAATTTTTTAACAATGATTATCCAGATAGCAGAAGAACACAGAACATTGCTATGAGTATTGGCACAGGACCAGTAGACTTTGATAAGTTAGTTGATGTATATGATAAAGTAAGTAATAAACTAAAATATGTATGTATGGATATTGCAAATGGTTATAGTGATCATTTTGCACAACATGTTAAAAAGGTACGTGATAAATTTCCTAATTTAGTAATTATAGCAGGTAATGTAGTAACCGGAGAGATGACAGAGGAGTTAATTTTAAATGGAGCAGACATCGTTAAAGTCGGAATTGGACCAGGAAGCGTGTGTACAACACGAATCCAAACAGGAGTCGGGTATCCGCAACTTAGTGCAGTCATTGAGTGTGCAGATGCGGCACATGGACTTGGTGGACATATTATTGCTGATGGGGGCTGTAACTCTAGTGGCGATGTGGCTAAAGCATTTGCTGGCGGCGCCGATTATGTAATGCTAGGCGGTATGCTTGCAGGACACGATCAAGGTGGCGGCAAAGTAATTACTAAACATTATAAAACAAATGAATTAGAATACGAAGTAGGCGAGCATCTAGATAATCAAAAATGTAAAATAGAGCAAAAAAAGTTTATAGCATTTTATGGAATGAGTAGTGATGCAGCAAACACAAAACACTTTGGTGGACTAAAGGACTATCGTGCAAGCGAAGGACGAGAAGTATTAGTTCCATACAGAGGTGAAGTGCAACACACCGTACAAGCAATCCTAGGTGGGCTGCGTAGTACTTGTACATATGCAGGTGCAATGAAATTAAAACAATTGAGCAAGTGTACAACATTTGTTCGTGTTAACAATCAGTTTAACAAAACATACGAAAGCACAACAACCAAAATATAACTTTTAAGACGGTATGTGTATAGTGCATAGCGTCTTTGCATAAATAAGTACGGTTTATTGCATGAATACGTGATAAATAAAAGTGTAAAAAGAGCAATACAACGGCGTGTTGTTATTTACATGTACAAAGTAGTACAGAGCGACCTCGGCTCAGAAAAAAAGAGCGGCAGTTAGTGCCACGCTAACTGACTCTGGGAAAGACCAGGGCATAACCCATGCCTTACAAGCGATACATTATGAGGTATCGTGGTAGCGGCCAGGAGAGACTGGCAAATAACGGATGCTTTCCCAAAAACATCCACACATATAACGGAGAATATAAAATGGCTAACACTTTTTTTAGTGCATGGTCGGGATTATTCAATGGCTCACGTAGAAGTCGTGTGGCTTACAATAACACCCTAATGACTTATGCAAAAACAGAATATGGTAATGATTGGCAATATGCCTACAACTATATGCTAGAACACAAAGGATCAGCTCCAAAGATGGGGCTCGCAGATATCAAGGTAACAGTAAAATGACAACAACATTAATATACAAACAAACATGTAGTGTTTGTGAAAAAATTAAACAAGCATCATTAAAAGTAATGATGGTTATTTGGTCATTTGGTGAATCGGCAGGTCGTGCAAGAGCAGCCGCTGAATTACATAGACAAGGTTACACAGAAGAAGCAAAGAACTTAATGCTGGAGAGTAAATAATGCTTAACACTATAACAAATAAACTAAGTTGGGTAAGACGTGCTTATGTAAGTAAGCAAAACCGCAGAGCAACAGAAAAGGCTTTGTCAGAATTAAACGACTTTGAGTTAAATGATATTGGATTATGTAGAGGCGACATTAAATCAGTTGCACGTGGCGATAAAATCTATAGAAAGACTTATTAATGTTTAAACGATTTATGAAACTAATGGAATACAGAAGTTACTGTATGAGTATTAAACAACTTAGAGAAATGGGCATGCACGACAAAGCCAATGAGATCTCTGAGTTCAAACATAATATGTACAAGACTAACTAATGTTAGATCCAAATCACACTTACTTTAAAAAACCAATAGAAAAGAAAAAGGGCGGCAAGTAGGCGCCCTTGTTCATTAAATAACTACAGTTTTAATTGTATAAATAGCTGTATGAGTAAAGTACATCTATTATCAGAACTAATAACAAAGTTGCAGAACTTTAGTACGCAAGATGAGAAACTAAATCTTCTGCAAAACTATGAAAAAGAACCTATATTTAAACGTATACTTACTATAGCATACAATCCTTGGGTAGATTTTGGAATGCAAGATTTTGTTCCAAGACGTAAAGGTAAACAGTTTGGAATGGGATTAACCCGTTTCTTACACATCTTAACAGACATTATTGATGATAAGTATGATGACAGAGAAAAACAATTCTCTTGTCAAATGGCAATGCAACACATTGACGAGCGTGATGCTGATTTGTTTGTTAGTTTATTAAGACAGGACCTTGATCTAGGACTTGAGTTAGAAACAATAAATGCAGTATGGCCTGGATTAATAATGATTTATCCAATAAGTAACCCTACTCCAAACAATTACAAATCATTTAATAATTATCCAGCCGCAGTACAACCTATTAGTAGAGGTTTTCGAGTTAATGTAATTGTACACAAAGGTGTAGTTACTTACAAAGACAAAGAAGGTAATAATATAGAAGGTTGGGATATATATGACGAACAGTTTGTAAATTTAGCACAAAACAATAGTACAGTATTTGATGGTCACGCAGTTGTAGTCAATGGAACAACTATTGTAGAAACTAACAATGACAAAGTACTAGAAGCAGACCCAGAGAATATTAGATTTAACTTTTGGGATGTAATTAGGTACGATGGCTTTATAAAAGGTGAAGATACTCGTATAGGTTATAATTGGCGTAATAATGGATTAGAACACATGATTATACTTGCTATAGATAAGAATAAAACACCTTGCTATGACATTGTAAAGGCTGATCTAGTAGGAAGTGATGAACAATTAGCGTTAACTGTTGAAAAGTATAAATCTAAATGTGTCATTAAAGCATTAGACGGCACATGGATACATGGAAACGACCCTACACAAATTATTTACGAGTCTTAATTTTCTTAATATATTGATTTCCAAAGTGGTCATATAATCCATCAAAGAACTGAAACTTACTAAATGCTTTACCAGTTCCTTTCATTCTATCTTTAAATCGTTGCCACCATGTTACTTTGGTTTTGATATGTACATCATATGTAATATATTGTATTTGCCCTACATGTTTGTAATAGCCAAAGAATGGAACTCTAGTAACAACATCATTATTGTTAACAAAACGATATGCTGTAATATCTTTAAACTGTTCGCCCCATGCTCTATCACCTACTTTTGGTGATCCATATGTATATAATTCTAAATCTGCACCAGCATGGTGAAATCTAGTAGCACATATAGTTGCCATTGCAGCTCCCAAACTATGTCCAGTAATTACTATTTTTTTAGTAGTTAGTTTTTTACCTAACCACTTAATAATTTCAGGATATAGTTTATCTAGTTCATGCTTAAATCCAGAATGTACCATACCTGTTGTATCAGCACCTGCTGGCCAGGCCTTGATATCTGCTATTAAGTCGCCTATTTGAGCGCCTTCAGTACCTCTAAAAGCAACGATCACATAGTCAGGCATAACAATGCCATACCCTTGTGCGTTTTCGTTTTCAAAGAATTTAACACTTGAATGTTTTATTTTGTTATCTTTTAGGAATTTAACTACTTCTGGTTTTTCTTCGTATACTATCTTTGATACATCTATACATAATTCTGCTAGATGCCAATCTATGTTATTTTTTAACAATTAATTTCTCCAGTCTATGTGTTGGTATGCGTGTATTGTAGATATATCTCCACACCTTACCTCGACCATTATCAATTTCAAATATAGTTTCTCGCATACCTATGCTAATGATAGTGGCTTTTTCTCCATCTAAGAATACTTCGTCGCCAGGTTCAAATCCAGGCTTCATTTTCCAACGAAGACTTGCTACAAAGTCACCTACTGCTTCCTTAAACCATAATACTAGTATCGCAGTGATTCCTAGTCCTATTAATGGTTCTAAAAACATTGAGAATTTCATTACTTCTGATTCTAACATACTATAACTATTTATTAAAAATAGGTAAAAACTGTTGACAAATACAATATAATATACTATAATTACACTAATGAAATAAAGGAGTCTATAATGACGAAAGAAAATAGTAATGTACCAGCAGTTACATTTAAAGTACGAGTACCAGATCCGTCAAGCAGTAAAACAAATTCTTGTGAGATTGTACCATCAACTTGGGCAGAGCTAACAACCGATGAAATCTTCAAAGATAAACTAGTTGTAGTGTTTAGTTTACCAGGTGCATTTACACCAACATGTAGCACATTTCAGTTACCAGGGTTTGAACTGTATGCACAAGACTTTTATGACGTAGGTGTAAGCGACATTTATTGTGTAAGCGTTAATGATTCGTTTGTTATGAATGCATGGCGAGATGCAAACAACCTTAAGAATGTTAAAGTGCTACCAGATGGTAATGGAACATTTACAGAAGGCATGGGTCAGTTAATTGATATGAGTGGTGTGGGATTCAACAAGCGTAGCAGACGTTATGCAATGATTGTTGAGAACGGTGTAATTAAGAAAATGTTTATTGAACCAGATGCATCAGCTGAAGACAGTGATCCATATGGTGAAACAACACCAGAGAATGTTTTTGCTTCTTTATAGATAAATAGTATTTCAAATAGGAAGAAATTATGGCATATAGCGAAAAAGTGCTAGACCATTACAATAATCCAAGAAATGTAGGTAAGTTCGACCCCAAGGAAGATAATATCGGAACTGGAATGGT